TCTTGGCGGGGAAAAATTTTCCGCCAATTTTTTTGTCTAAAAAGTTCAACCACGTTTTTTTGAGTTGCTGGGTAATATAGTTGCCAGATTTCTGATAGAGATTTGATTTTCTAAATTCATCAACAAATGCTGTAAGATACTTTGGTTTTAGAAAATATATTTCTCTTTTCTTTTCATTCTCTGCTGTATAATGCTCGATGATTGTGATTGGTTGGCATAATTCATTGCCATTTTTAGTTACAATCTGACCATCCACATTGATCTTGTGAGTTGAGTTGTAGAATGTCTCATCTACATGTAATCCAGCAGGATATGGTCCATATTCATAGGTTTCGTAGTGATGAATTGTGCCATAAGGATCATCATATTCTTTTTCTATCACTTTACTAAGAGAATAATTTGACATTGGCCAATCATATTGAACATTTACTAGGTTGTTTGTCAGTACAATAACCCAGTCATAAAATTGATCACCATACAATTTTTTTGCTAGAGTGTCTGGTCTTTCTCCATCTACAATAGTATATTTTTGTAGAAAAGCTACATAAGAAAATACCGTATCGGATAGTTTATATCTACGGAAAAAGTTTTTAGCAGTTACAAAATCAGATTCCGAAAATGGATAACTGATTGGTTTATCGTCGTAGGATATATTTGGTACGATTGAGAAATACATTAGTAACTAGCTCCTTTGTCGGCATAATTTATATCTTCTCTGAAGACAAGTTTTGTCTCTTGGAAAGATAGGCTGAGTTGATAAGCAACCATTCTGCCTCCTTCAGTGACAGCATATACTCCGTCTGGTGTATAACTAACATCAACTCCAGTAATAGCACACATTTTATATTGAGGAACACTAGGATTGAGTCCGTTTCCTCTCATGAATTGTACTCTACAGACATCTGGAACTCTAATATAACTTCCCTCAATACTTCCTCCTCCATTTGGATTAAAACCAAATGTTAAAATATCAGCAGCAAGTGTTCCTAAAGGATCTTGATAATCAGAGTCACCATATGGAAGCATTGCTTTCTTAAATAATCTTATAATATTTTCAACCGTTATTGCTTCGTATTCATTTCTTGGAACAAGTTTATAATTCAAGGTAAAATTTCTCATGTCAATGCCAGAAAATAGTAATTCTGCGTTTGGATTTAGAATTACACCACGAGTTGATCCTATAAATTCATCAACAGATACACTCTCTCCTGTTATTTTTCCTAAAGCAGCAGTAACTACTTGTGCTCCAGCAATTGGAATGAAGTTAGAAGCGGCTTCATCTATAGCTCCTGCATAACCTGTGATTGTTGAAGCAACATTTGCAGCACCAGCAGCTGAAATTATGTTGGCGCCAATATTACTAAAGTTTTTTCCTTGCCAATTTGCTTTGTGACCAGTTGATATATCTTCTGGCATGTACAGCATGACTTGCTTTTGTAAAGTACTTGGTTCATATTTTGCGTCTATAGCGTTGTATTGTTCTAATGCGTTTTTTCCTTTGTATAATTCTTGAGTTGTATCTCTGAATGGGGGAGCGTACTTATAAAAATCAAACAATACATAATCAGTATTTTTGTCTACTCTTAAAGCTGGTTTCGCTGGATATCTTAGAACCTCTTTTGAATTGCCAAGAGAATCTTTATTTCCTGGGGTATTATATCTAATTGTCGCGCTTGGTTTATCTGATTCTTGTTGGTTTTTTAATTCACGAATGGATTCCTTATTTTCCGCAGCACTTGGTTTTGACACACCACCTTTGCCGTCACCAATGGTTTCACTTTTAGTTTTAGATCCTCCAGTTCCTGGTGGATTTGTTCTTGTTCCTGGTGTGCCTGGCATTACTTACTCATCTCTCTTGATTGTTTGTTACCGTATCCTTTGATTACTCTGTGACTTGTAACTTTATCATAGTATTTGTCCAGAGTTTCCTTC